ACGAACGTCGGCGATGTGCTGGTCGTCAAGCAAATGGCGAGCATCGGCCTCGACGCGCCCCGGCTCAAGGTCGGTCTCGACCTCTCGCCCGTTCGGCAGGACGCCTCCTGCATCCAACGGTGGTTCAGGACGCTCACCCCCTACAACCACCTCCGGGTCGGGGTCATGATCTGCCCCGCCGACGTCCTGGCGCAGGCCATCTTGACCGAGTGGGTCGAGAACGAAGGCGGATTGCAGACGCACTTCGTGGGGGAGGTCGTCAAGACGATTGAGGTGCCCAGGAAGCCCACCCCCGACGCGCCGCTGACGCTCGTGTCGGGGACCGGGGACGCCGACTTTACGGACAGCCAACTCCACCACGCGTCGCGTGACCAGCAACCCCACGCGCACGCGCTGATCAAGGCGTTCCCTGAGCTGCTGGCGACGCGCTCGCACGCGGAGATCGTGATGAAGGCGGAGGAGGTTTACGACGCCGAGCGACAGGCTGCGAGCGCCGTCCTCTCCGATCTTACCGAAGAGATCGAGGCTGAGCAGGACAACATCTCCGTAATCCTGCATGACGTCACGCTGGTGCGGTACCGGAGGCGGTATCCGGACCCGCATACGCCGCTGGATAACGGGTACTGGCGGGAGGTGGCGAACAACGCGTGGGGGGAGGCCTACCGCGATAGCGGCGTGTCGTACCCGAAGGGGGGGCTGCGCAAGATCACGGATATGCGTGCCCTCGCCCGGCTCAAGGTGACCGCTGAGTTGATCCGGAACCGGGAGATGGAGGATGGCAGCGACGTCGATGCCCTCGCCAGTACCGCTTCCTAAAGTCCCCCTCTCCGGTCCTCGCAACCTGCTCCCCAAGGACAGCCCCGAGTACGCGGCGACGACGCTGGAGGAGCTGCGCTTCCGGTGGGCCAACGTCCGTGACGACGAGCGTCGTTGCATGGCCACGCTGGCGGAAGTGGTCGAGGCGCGCATCTTCGAGCGGTGGCCGGCGGGTGCGCCCTATGGGGACGTCGACAAGCTCTGCCTCGGAGAACTCGGGGCCCCCCTGCATCAAGTGCGGGAGACGGTGGCGACCACGGAGAAGGAGCGCGTGATCCGAGCGGCGAAGGCAACAACCGGGGAGGTTTTGCCGAGGGGGCAGGGGGAAATAGAAGGTGTTTCTATTTCGTCACGGGCAAACCGGGCGCTGGCGAATGGGGTCAGTCACGTTACACAGCGGAAGCTCGATGTTCTGGCTCGTGACCACCCGGCTCTTCTAGAGCGAGTGCGGTCCGGTGAGCTCTCCGTAGATCGTGCCTATCGGATCGGACTCGGACAGCCGGGCCGCATCACCGTTCTTGCGGAGCCACGCGCCATCGCGCAGGTGCTCCGGAAGCACCTGCGCTCCGAGCAGATCACGGAACTGGTGCGCCTGCTGGAAGGCGAGGCGCCGTGATGTGGCGCTACCGCTACCGGCGTGACTACCTCGGGGACGACGAACTGGTCGACCGCTGCAACGCGCTCGGCGAGGAGGGCTGGTCCCTGATCGGCCCTCCCGCCTGGGTGCCGGGCGACCCCGAGGAGCATACGGCCGGGCTCTGGCGGTGCTTCTTCAAGCGCACCATCTCCAACCGGGAGCAACTGGCGCAGGCCTTCAGCCTGACCCGCTCGGAGCGGTGGCCGTGACCACCCACATCCGGCGCGTGGTGGTGCCCGGGTCGCCGGTGAACAAGCTGGCCACGGTGCGCGAGGAGGTCGTCCGGGAGGTGGCCCGGTCGCCGCTCCCGATGCGGGGGGGCTGGACGCCCCCGCCGCCGCCCACCCGGCGTGAGCGCATCCTGGCCGTCGCGACGCCCCGGCGGACGGTCAACGTCCCCCGCCACCGGGAGCCCGCCCGGGTGACGGGGGAGCAACTGCTCCGGGCGCGGCAGCTCAAACGCCTGGGGCAGCGCGACCTGGCGGCCCGGCTGAACTGCGCGCGCTCGACCGTCGCGGCGGCGGAGCAGGGCCTGCGGCCCATCTTGCCCAACATTGAGGAGTGGGTCGAGGCCGTGCTGCGCGAGCACGGGGAATGGACCGAGCCGGAAGGAGGGGACCATGCCGACGACGCGGACGAAGGCCCGACCGAGGCTGACGGTGGTGCCGGCTGACCCCGCCCCCTGCTGCCGGGCGGAGTGGCGGCGGGATCTGGCGGTGATGGCGTTCGAGGAGGGCCTGCGCGCCTTCGCCGTGGGGCTGCCCACGGACGGGTGGGACGTCGCCCGCAAGATGGCCCTGCTCCTCGTGGGGGACGAGGCCGACGACCGGGAGCGGGCGCGGTGAGGGCGGGCGCGAAGGGCTGGCTGCTGGCGCTGGGGCTGGTGGCGGCGGTGGCCGTGCCGTCGGATACCCCGCCGGCGGACGCCTCCCCCACGGGGGTGGACGCCATCGAGTACGGGATCGCGCAGGGGCTGCCCCGGGCCTGGGCATACCGGGTGGCCTGGTGCGAGAGCAGGTACGACCCGGGCGCCTACAACCGCTGGTCGGGCGCATCCGGGCTGTACCAGTTCCTGCCCTCCACCTGGCGGAACACGCCGCAGGGGCGGGCGGGGTTGTCGCCCTTCGACGCCTACGCCAACGCCGAGGCGGCGGCCTGGCTGTACCGGGTCGGCGGCCCGGGGCACTGGGCGTGCCGCTGATGGACGCCCCGGGGCGGCTCTGCTGCGACTTCGGTTCGGAGAACTTCAAACCGTACGTCGCCCCCCCGCCGCACACCTACACCGACCACCTGGGCTTCCGCTACCGGCTGTGCGACCGGCACTACGCCGGCTTCGTGGCCGCCCTGGAGCGGATCACCCGGGCCGGCCGGGAGGGCGGCTACCAGAGCGAGGCCCGGGGGCGGGTGCTGCGGCGTATCCTTGCGGAAGAGTCGGTCGAGGATGCCCGGGTTGACGGCCGCTGAGCACCGGCTGGCCCAGCGGGAGGCGCGCACCTTCCGCAACGCCTGGGCCCGGCGCTGGCTGCGCACCCACGCCGAGGCGATCGCCTGGTGCGAGGCCCTGGGCGCCACCCGCCGCACCGCCGAGGCCAACGGGCGGCTGTGGTATATCGTGACCGTGCCCGGCTTCACCCGCTGCCCCGGCTACGGCCGCACCCTCGCCCAGGCCGTCGAGGCCCTCGACGCCAACCTCGCCAACTTCTGCGACCACGGCATCACGAAGGGCCCGGGCGGGGCCAACATCACCTCGCTGTGCGAGCGGCGGGCGCAGCTGCGGGAGGTGAGCCGTGGCCGCTGAGCCGGAGACTGAGAACAGTCTCGTAACAGTCTCGGAGCGCAAACCCTGGCAGTTCAAGCCCGGGACGTCCCCCAACCCGGGCGGCCGGCCCAAGAGTCTCGCCTCGCTGGTGCGGGAGCAGACGAAGGACGGGCAGGAGCTCGTGCGCTTCATGCTCGGCGTCCTCCGGGGCCGGAAGACCCCCCTGCGCTACCGCCTGGAGGCCGCCGCCTGGCTGGCCGACCGCGGGTTCGGCAAGGCCCTGCAGCAGATGGAGCTGTCCGGCCCCGGCGCCGAGCCGTTGACCATCCGCATCGAGTACGGAGAGAGCAGCGCCCTTGACCACCCTGACGGTGACCCTGTCCCGGCCCCATAAGGCCCAGGCCCGGGTGCTGGCCTCCCGCCAGCGGTTCAACGTGCTCTGCTGCGGCCGCCGCTGGGGGAAGACCACGCTCGGGGTGAACCGGCTGGTGGAGCGGGCCCTGCCCGGCAACCCGGTGGCCTGGTGCTCGCCCTCCTACCGGATGCTCACCGAGGTCTGGCGGGACGTGCGCCGGGCGGCGGGGCCCGTGCTGACCCGGGTGGACAGCCAGCAGCACCGCCTTGAGCTCCTGGGGGGCGGCGTGATCGAGATGTGGAGCCTCGACCAGCCCGACGTCGCCCGAGGCCGCAAGTACGCGGAGATCGTGGTGGACGAGGCGGCCATGGTGCGCCACCTCGAGGAGGCCTGGAACGCCGTGCTGCGCCCCACCCTGGTGGACGAGCGCGGGGGCGCCTGGTTCCTCTCCACCCCCAAGGGGCTCAACTTCTTCAAGCACCTCTACGACCGGGGCGCCGACCCCCACTACCCGGACTGGGCGGCCTGGCAGATGCCCACCGTCTCGAACCCCTACATCCCCGCCGACGAGGTGGCCGACTCGCAGCGCACCCTGCCCGAGCGCACCTTCGCCCAGGAGTTCGAGGCCGTCTTCCTGGAGGACGAGGGCACCGTCTTCCGGCGCATCCGGGAGGCGGCCACGGCCACGCCCCAGGACGGGAAGCAGGCGGGGCACCGCTACGTGATCGGCGTGGACTGGGCCAAGCTGTACGACTTCACCGTGATGTGCGTGGTCGACACCACCACCCGGGAGCTCGTCCACATGGACCGCAGCAACAAGGTGGACTACGCTGTCCAGGTGGGGCGCCTCCAGGCGCTGGCGCAGCGGTTCGCGCCGGACGCCATCTACGCCGAGCAGAACAGCATGGGCGAGCCCCTGGTGGAGCAGCTGCAGCGGATGCGCCTGCCGGTCGTCCCCTTCCAGACCACGAACGCGAGCAAAACGGCCGTCGTCGACGGGCTGGCGCTGGCGCTCGAGCGGGGCGAGCTGCGCCTGCTGCACGACGAGGTGCTGCTGAACGAGCTGCTGGCCTACCAGGCCGAGCGGCTGCCCTCCGGCCTCGTCCGCTATAGCGCCCCGGACGGGCTGCACGACGACTGCGTGATCGCGCTCGCCCTGGCTTGGAGCGGGGCGGCGGTCGAGCCGACGCGGTTCTACTAGCGGGGGCGGAGATGAGGGAAGGACGGCGATGACGAACAGCCTGCTGCCCCCGGACTGGCGCCGCGACCCGGTCGCCGCCGGCGTCCTGCTGGCCGCGGCCACCAAGGCGCTCCCGCCGCCGCCCCGCGCCGGGGTGGCCCCCACCCAGCAGAAGGAGCTCCCGCCGTTCTGGCCGGGGGTGCCGCCGCAGCCGGGGCCGGGCCTCTACCAGCGGTTCCTGCCCGACTCGCCGCCCACCTGGGTGCCGGCCGCCCCGAGCAGCGCCGGCGCCGCCGCCAACAGCGCCGTCTTCGCCTGCCTGAACGTGATCTGCACCGCGTTCCCGGAGCCGCCCCTGCGGGTCTTCCGCCGGCAGACCGTCGGCGAGCCCAAGTTCCTGTCCGAGCACCCGCTCCAGGGGCTCCTCGAGCGCCCGAACCCGTACCACTCCGTCTCGGAGCTGTGGTACTGGGTGGAGTTCGCCAAGCACGTCCACGGCAACGCCTACCTCGAGAAGGTGCGCGCCGGCGACCCGGCGGCGGGCAACGTGGTGGAGCTGTGGCCGCTGTCCCCCACCCGGGTGCAGCCGATCACCACCCCCGAGGACCGCCGCCGGGGCGTGTTCATCTCCTGGTACGAGTACGAGACGGAGCCGGGCAAGCGGCGCCGCCTGCACCCCGACGACGTGATCCACTTCCGGCTGGGGCTGGAGGACGCCGACCACCGGCTCGGCTGCTCGCCCCTGCGGCGCCTGCTCCAGGAGGTCGCCAGCGACGAGGAGACCACGCGGTTCATGTTGGCCCTGCTGGCGAACTTCGCCGTGCCCGGGCTGATCGTCACCACCCCCGACCGCACGCTCTCCCAGGAGGACGCCGACCGCCTCAAGCAGAACATCGCCACCCGGTTCAGCGGCGACAGCCGGGGCACGGTGGGCGTGCTCAACAACGGGGCCACCGCCGCGCAGTTCGGGTTCTCCCCGGAGCAGCTCGACCTCAAGGCGCTGCACCGGGTGCCGGAGGAGCGCATCTCGGCGGTGCTGCGGGTGCCCGCCATCGTCGCCGGGCTGGGCGCCGGGCTCGACCGCAGCACGTACAGCAACGTCCGGGAAGCCCGGGAGATGTTCACCGAGACGACGCTGGTGCCGCTGTGGAACGACGACGCCGGCACGGTCAACCTCCAGCTGCTGCCGGACTTCGACACCAACCGGCGCACCTTCTGCAAGTTCGACCTCACCGACGTCCGCGCGCTGCAGGAGGACGAGGACAAGAAGTACGCCCGGCTCGACCTGGGCGTGCAGCACAAGTGGATCACCGTCAACGAGGCCCGGCAGGACGTGGGGCTGCCCCCGGTGGAGGGCGGCGACGAGCTCACCCCGCCCACGCCCCCGGGGCTCCTGCCCGGCGGGCCGGGGGCCCTGCCGGACGGCCAGGCGGGGCAGCGGCGCCTCCCCGCGCCGGCGGAGCGGGCGCTGACCGACCTGGAGACGAAGGCGGTCGCCGTCCCGGCCCTGCCGGCCATGCTGGACGCGGTGACGGCGATGGCCCAACCCGGCCTGCGGCGGGCGCTGGAGGCGTACTTCGCCGCCCAGCACCGCCGGGTCGTGGACGCCGTGCTGCGGGAGGGGTGAGCATGCCCGCCGTCAGTAAGAAGCAGCAGCGGTTCATGGGCGCCGAACTGGCCCGAGCCCGGGCGGGGAAGAAGACCCGGACGGGGATGAGCGCCAGCCACCTGCGTAAGTGGGCCCGCAAGCCGAAGGGCGGCTACCGGAAGCGGAAGAAGAAGTCATGAGCGTCTGGGCCTGGATCGGCGAGGGTTCGGTGCTGGTGTCGTTGCTGTCGTGCCTGGTGTGCTGGGCCGTCGTGGCGCGGGCCTACCGGACGGAGTGGAGCAACCCGCGGCGCCGCGCCGACCTGCTGCGGGTGGCCTGGCCCTTGACGCTGGTGGTGACCGCCCTGTTGGCCGTGAACGTGACCATTCAGGTACTGCGGGGCGGCTGATGCGCCTGGAGGACGTCTACGACGACGAGGCGGAGCAGGAGGCGCTCGCCGCCATCCTCGACCCCCGGTATCTGGGGATGCTCGCGGCCGCCCACGAGGCGGTGGGCTCCGCGCTGGCCCCCTTCCTGGGCGTCGACGCCGAGGGGTTCCGGCTGGACGACGCGGCGACGCGGGCCCTCCTGGCCGAGTCGGCGGAGCGGGTGGTGCTCATCACCGCCGCCACCCGCTCCGCCCTGCGGGCGCAGCTCCGGGAGGGCCAGCGGCGGGGCTACTCCGCGCACGAGATCGCCTACGGCGTGCCGGCCGAGGACTACCGGGGCGTCGACCACCTCTTCCGCGCCACCTGGAAGGGTCGGGCGGAGACGGTCGCCCGGACGGAGCTGGCCCACGCCCAGAACGTCGCCAGCCTCAACCGCTACGCGGCCACGGGGCTGGTCGACGAGGTGGAGATCGTCGAGCACGACGACACGGACGAACCCTGCGCCGCCCGCAACGGCAAGGTGGTGCCCCTCTCGGAGAAGCCGGGCCTGCTGCACCCCAACTGCCAGATGGGGCTGGTCCCCCGGGTGCGGACGGACGCCCTCGCATGAGCCTGCTCCTGCCCGGGCGGCCGGCGCCCCGGGTGCTCGTGCTGGTGCCGGACGCGAGCGGGTGCGCCGCCTACCGCGCCTTCCAGCCGGTGGCGGAGCTGCAGCGCCAGGGCGCGCCGGTGGGCGCGGTGGAGTGGGGCTGGCACACCGACGCCGACCTGGAGCACATCTTCCTCGCCTTCGACGCGGTGGTGCTGGCCCGGCTGCGCTGGGACGCCCCCTACCGGGAGTTCGGGCGGCGCTGGGTGGGCGCCCTGCACGCCGCCGGGCTGTTCGTCTGGTACGAGGTGGACGACGACCTCTTCAGCCCCTGGATCGTGCGCCAGCAGCTCCGCGGGGGCATCCTCCCGGGCGAGAGCGCGGCGGTGAAGGAGCTGCACCGCCGCTCCCGCATCGACGCCCTGCAGCTGTGCGACGGCGTGACGGTGACCAGCCAGCGCCTGGCCACCGTGGTGCGGCAGTACACCGACGCCCCGGTGGAGGTGGTGCCGAACGCGCTGGACCGGCGGTGGTTCAAGGCCGTGCTGGCCCTCGCCGGGCCCCGCACCGTCCCGCCGCTGACGGTCGGCTGGGCCGGCGGCGCGCGCCCGGACGCGGACGTCGAGCCGATGGCCTGGGCGTGGGGGCAGCTGGCGCAGCGCCACCCCGAGGTCACCTTCGTGGTGCAGGGCCACCAGCCCCGCCCGGTGTACGAGCAGGTGCCCCCGCACCGCGTCCGGGCCATCGACTGGCTGCCCCTGGAGGCGTACCCGCTGGGGCTGCGGGAGGTGGACGTCGCCTGCTGCCCCCTGGCGGACGCGCCCTTCAACCGCTGCAAGACCCCGATCAAGGCGTGGGAGGCGGCGGCGTGCGGCGCGGCGGTGGTCGCCTCGCCGACCATCTACGGGCAGACGATCACCCACGGGGAGGACGGCTACCTCTGCGCGACGAAGGAGGACTGGCTCGGCGCGCTCGAGCGCCTGGTGGCGGACGCGGCGGAGCGGCGCCGGCTGGCGCGGAACCTGCGCCGCCGGGTGGCCGCCGAGCACAGCCTGGAGGGGAACGCCTGGCGCTGGCCGGCGGCCTGGAGCCGGCTGGCCGAGCGCGCCCGCGAAGGCCGGAGGGCGGCGTAGATGGGCCAGTGGCGGCCGCTGCCGGCGATCTACCTCAACCAGACGCTCACCGACGAGGAGCTGCAGACGGTGCTGGTGCGGGAGGCGGAGGCCAAGTGGCGCCAGTGCGTGGAGGATCGCCGGGACGCCGAGGCGGCGCTGGTGGAGGCCCGCACCATCGAGGCCCGGGCGAAGCAGTTCCTCGCCGACGCGCGGGCGGCGCTGGAGAAGTACCGCCCCCCGGCGCCGGCGCCGGCACCGAAGCGATCTCCGGGGCGGCGCCGGGCGCTCCCGAAAGCGGGGGGGTGGGATGGCTGACCGCGCGTCCGACCTGGCCCTCGTGCGCACCGCCCGGGGCAGCGCCGGCACGGGCGTGGTGGACGGCCGGGTGGTGGATCAGCGCCCGTCCTGCCGGTCGTGCGGGCGCACGCTGCCCCTCCCCTACGCCGCGCGGCCCTGGAGCGCCTGGTGCCGGCACTGCAAGACGGAGACGAAGAGCGCGCCCCGGGTGTAGTTGACACCCGAGTCCGGGGCGGCCTACACTGACGGCGCCGCCACCCGCATAGCGCAGAGGCCCCCATCCGGCGTCGAGGCCCCCAAAAGGCCGCCGGGGACGGGCCTTTTGTGTTGGACCAGGAATACGGACTGCCCCTGCC